TTAAAATAGTAAAATATTGCTAATTTACCTTTAAAGTTTTCTTTGATGTAAACTGCTTTTGAATTATCTATTATTCCAGTATTGCCACTATCAAAAATAATAGTTCCACTTCCTAGTTGGTGTTGTTTACTCATTAATTTAACGCCACTATCTGCAATAATAGTTTCATTTTTACCTTGAATAATATTATCTTTTTTAAGTTTATCAATTAACCTATAAGTTACGGGTTTCATTTCAATAAATATATTTGTTTTTACAATTACATTTTCAAATCCTGCTTGTTCTTGTGTAAATTTATGTACTAACTTATCGATTTTTATTTTTATCAATTCATCTTTAGCTTTTGAATAATCATTACTTTGTCCGTATGTAGTATAAATTAAATTAGGATTTACATAATCTTTAGCAAATTTATAAAAATTAACATATTCTTTAAATGGACTATTTCTACTTATCCAAAATTGGTGATACCATTGGGAATAACTTTCACTTGATGGCGTACCAGATAAGTAAATTAACTTAGTATTAAAAAACATTTGCTTTAATAATTTTGTTCTAATGCTAGGTTTTGGAAAAGCTCCAATACTATGCGCCTCATCTAATATCACTAAATCATAGTTTCCTTTGATTTTATGCAAACTTTCGTAATTAGTAACCTCTAACTCATAATTATATTTTAATGCACTAAAATCGCTTAAAATAGATTGTATTGCTTTTTTCTTTGTTAGGAATAAAACTGATTTTGCATTTACATTGTTTGCAATTTGCAAACTAGTTAAAGTTTTGCCTGTTCTTTGAGTATGTTGTAAATATACTAAGCCGTATTTATTTAGTATTTGAGTACATTCTAAAGCGTTTTGTATTTGATATTTTCTTAATTCCATACTATTTATATTTTAAACCAATTTTAAACCAATTTTAAACCAAAAAACGTCTGTATCCTTTGCTATCATTGACTTTAAACCTTTTAAACCATTTTAAACCACAAAATAAAATTATTTTTTTTTATTTTTTTTATTTTAATTTTTACTTTAAACCTAGTTTAAAAGTTTAAAATGGTTTAAAACCCAATGTTTATAAGGGATACAGCTTTAAACCTAGTTTAAACTGGTTTAAAATCTTTAATGTATTTGTATATCATTTGTACTGAAACTCCTAAACTTTCTGAAATTTCTTTTTTATTTAAGTCAGGATTTTTTTTGTACAACTCTGTAAACTGCTCTTTTGTAGTTTTGTTTTTATTTGTATTTATGATAGTTTTTATCTCATTAGTTTCAATAGAATTTATCTTTATTTTTTTAGCCATAGCAATAAAATATTTACTTAATTTTTCAGCAGATAAAATAGCCTCCTTTGAAATTACTAAAGCATTTTCTTTTTGTGTTTCATCAAAGAAACTATTAAAAGCATTTATCAATAAAGCAAATCTAGGTAAATAAGATTTTTGTTTAGGTAACATCGATTTCATGTATTCGTTTTCATCATCTGAATTTTGAATACTTGTATATTCATTAAATACCCTTATCCATTCTTTTTTACTTTCGGTTGGTATAATTGCGATTTTAGGCTTAATATCCCCATCTTCATCAAATTCTACTACCTTGTGCTTTATCGTTTCATAAAATGAAATTAAACTATCATTATACCATTGTATTGTTTCATAGTTCATTTCTTTATCGTTCCAAACTTCAATGCTTAAATCAGGATAACTTAAAAGCATCCTATCCATAAATCCGTTATCTTTATTATCTTCGGTGTAAAAAGCATTTAAAACGCTCGGCTGTATGCCTCCTAAAACTGAAACTAAAGGTTTATCTACAAAAGAACTTTTGGCAGTTTTTCTATTTAAAGAAATTGCTTTACCGCTCCAAGTACTAAGCCAAAATTCTAAATCTGAACCCTCCCGATATTTATTCATATCTTTAAACCATCCTGCTAATTCATCTTTAAAAACTCCAATACTATTTTTATTTTCTTGATGTAATTCAACAAGTGCTTCAATAGTAATATCGTTGGCAATAAACTGTTTTTTTATAGGCTTATGGATTTCTTCATGATCCTTTTTATCTTTTACACTAAGTTTATCGTAAGCCTCAAATTTTTCAGATTGTTTAATATAATTTTTAATTTCTTTATTATTTGCAGAAAGTAACGGTTTAATAATATTATGAATAGATGGAGTTTTACCTAAACCAGCTTTACCAACAACGGCTAACCAAATAGTGGCAGTTTCATTCCAACCTTTTTTAACTTCGATTTGTATAGAGTTACCAATTACAACAGATATTAACCAAAGCATAGAACACCCCATGTAATCAATTGAACTATCTAAAGTTTCATTACATTCTAAAATATAAGCTTGAATAGATTTAGGGAAAATTTCAATAGGGAAAACTAAATCATCTTTGTTAATTTTTGGCAATTCTCGTTTTTCAATTTCTATTTCTTTTTTTACAACTCTAGTTCCAAAACCAAGTTTATAAATTTCTGAGGCACTTTCTGAATAGTTACCATGATGAAATTTAAAAGTATAAGCAATAAAAGGCGTAATTAACTTTTCATGTGGGTATATTGTACCAGTTGAAAACAAATACATACAACCATTAGATTTAAAAATACTTCCAGAAGTAGGATTTTCTGAACCTACTCTTTTAACAATATATTTATCGCCTAAATTTCTAACTACTTTCACCTCATCCCCAACTATATCAAAAATAGAAGTTCTTTCGTTGTAGTCATCCCAAGGCTTAATTATAGCAGCGTCAAAAGTTTTTTCATTTAACTTAGGTTTTTCAATTTCTATTTCATCAATATGATTATAAGTTTTTGAAATTGACCAAGCTATATCTCTATCTCGATCCGTTATAAGTTGAATTTCTGAATATGATAATTTACTTATTTTATTCTCATAAATTACTACCATTCCATATTTCCCCCTGCTTTCAATAACCGCTTCTTTGTGACCTTGTAAACGTGCTATTTTTGTATTTCCTGCAATATTTTTGCACCGATATAAAATATGGTACCCCTGATTTTTTGTTTTGTAAATAGAAAACTTTTTATCAAAGTCATCAATATTATCTTTAAGAAAAGATAAGTATTCATTCCAAAAATCATTTTGTTCTTGAAGTGTTGAAAATACTTTTAAGTCAATATCAATAACCTCTAAATCATTATACCCAGTTATTAACCCATACAAAGGACTTGTAAGCAAATCAATTTCATCTTTTGACCTTGCCTCTGTTTGGTATTTTTTCCATGCTCCTAAAGGTGTTTTATTTTCATCAACTGGAATGATTGAAAATCCATTGTCTACTAATTTTTTTAAAATTGATTTTTCCATTAATTAATAATATTATTAAATAAAAATAGCCTCATGAATTGGAGGTTACAGCTCCGCATCATAAGGCATAAATAAAATTTTTTAGTGTATTAAGTCTGTAACAAATAATACTTCTGCAAACATACAACAAAAAACAACGCCCCAAACAAATGAGGCGTATATTTTTTAAAAAGGCATGTCTTCTTCTTGTTCAATAATAGGAGTTGCATTGTGAACTTGCTCTTTTTTATCAGAACCCCAAACTGTTGTAAATCCCTCTCCAATGTAAACGGTGTCAGCTTTTGCGTCTCGTTCCTCTTTTGTTTGTATCACACAAGCGAAATGGGTTTTCATAATTCGCATATTATCTTTTTCGTAAATTTGCTTTTGTTCTTTAACTTCTACAAGTTCAAATTTTACTTCTTGAAGTTCAACTTGTTCTCCTGATTTGTTTTGGTAGCTTCTTTTACTTACCAAATTACGCAATTTTGTTGCGTCTAATGTTACTTGAATTTTTGACATTTTTAATATTTTAATTGATTTATAAAACTTCTAACTTCTAAAACTTTGTTTTGTAACTTTTCAATAATCACATCGTCATAATCGATTTCAAATGTTTTAATTCGATATTTTTTATCTAAATTATCATAACTGTGTTTTTCTTCATACGCTAATTCATCTGGAGTATTAAGTAGTACGTAAACTAAAACGGCTTTATTACATCCTGTCAAGTGCATGTAAACTTGCAATTGATAAAAATAATCTTTAATTGGAATATCGTTATCAAATAAAGGGAATGTGAAACAATCCCAACTACATTTTGTATCATAAACAATCCCTTCAACAATTAAATCAGGCGTTCCACAAAAGTAGTCATTTTCAAAGTACTTTTCATTTTTTAAAGCAAAAGGCAAGTCTAACCACTCAATAGATTTATCA